AGAACAGGACAGTATCTCCGGTGTACCCGTCCCAGCTGTCGCCGGTATAGTAGGAGGATTCCACTTTCGCCCACAGCCCTACTTCAGAGATGTGGAACCCGGTGGCCAGCGTACTGTTCGAGAATTTCCCGAACGCTGCGTACCGGCCTTCCGTAGTGTCAGTGTTCTTGATTTTCTTCAGGCTAGTGATGTCACTGGTCAGCTTCTCGTTGACCAGTGCCGTCATGGCACTGATGGTGCTGGTGTCCGTCGGTCTGCTGTCGCCGATGGCCATTTTCGTAAATACCAGAGGGCATTTATTCACCCTGGACAGGGCAATCAGGTTGAGGCCCTGTTTTGTGGTGACACATTGATGAAATTCAGCCATGCTTTCACTCCTTTTTAATCGTTGTAATGGCCGTACATGCTCAAATCCTGCTTGAGGGGCATGGACAGCACGGTATCATCCTCCACCGGCAGTGCGTCCAGCTTGCTGTCGGCGGCTATCTTTTCTGCCGTGTGGACGGTTGAACTGAAACGGAAATTCTTGAAGCAGCCGTTGAATGGGTTGACGATACAGTCTCCCATTAGCAGGGTTTGCAGGACCTTTTCACCGCTGGTTTCCGTGAAAGAAGAAATCTTTTCACCGCCACAGTAAAACTCGACTTTTCCCTTATCCATGTAAGAGAAATACGGTTTGGTACTTTCACAGAAAAATCGTTCTTGTAATTCGAAGCAGTGGCGCCTTCCTTGATGTAAATGGCATTGGATCCATTGCTTTCCATTCGCCACATTCTTTGATCATAGGCTTTGGGCGTCCATCCTGGCATTCCGAAGAGCATGGGCATTTCCCACGCCACCATCTTGTCGTTGTACGTCAAGTCAAACTCGCACGTCCACTGTGTCTTGTTGACCACCCATTCCGCAATGGTCAGGCGGTCAGCGGCATCACGGGAGGTCGGGGTGAAGCTGGTGGCGTAGGGGCGGGCTTCCACCTGGATATCGTCGATATAGACGTCATCCCCTTCTCCTGCGTAAAACATGCAATGCAGGATGGGGTCTTTTAAAGTCACCTTGTACGTTATTGACAGCTTTACCCACTTGCCTGTTGCTGACGTTGTCTGGCCGTTTACCCCGGGCCATGGACTCCCACCTTCCTCGATTCTGATAAAGCTGCTCCCGCTTACCACAAAAGCCATACAGGACAATGTATAGATGGTATTAAAGGTCGAATTGATATCGAAATACACTCGATTTTGATAAGTTCCATCTTTTAAATGGATGCTATGGCTATGATTGTACGTTTCCTTTGCGGAAACCTCAAAAGTCGCATTACCAGCATGACTCTGCCAGCCATTCAGCGACCCGTTCGTCACATCAATGACGCTCGCCGCCAGATTGGTAGTGGTCGGCTCGCACAGCAGTCCATTGTCCACAAACCGTGGCTCATTGACTTGATATGTCCGCCCCCCCAGGACAGCAGTGGAAGCACGGGTGAAGGTGGCGGGGGCACCGACTTTCTGCTTTACAGAGCCGTCACCAGACACGTAGAAAATCCCGTCCGTAGCACCCACCGGGGCTGCAGCAGCGGGAGACACTGTGCTGGTATTGGCGTTCCATACCGTGTTCGCATTGAGTCCAAGCTCTGTCAGGTGGATGGCATCGTCTTTTATCTCGAATACCGGCGTATCCACGGACCACAGAACAGCTGTCTGCAGCACTTCGTCGTTGGCCAGCAGGCCGCACTCCA